TCCAGTCGTAGATCGTGACGCTGGACGCGTCTCGGGGGTCGAAGATGTTGTTGTGGAACGACCGGGTCTTCGGGCCGGTGAGGGCCATGTCTGGCGTGATGTCGCCCCGAGCCAGTTCGATCCCCGTCGAGACCTGCCGGTAGTGATTGATTGACGAGGCCGCTGCACCACGGAACTCGGGATGCGTCCATGCGAGCTGGGCCGGTGTGAGCTGGGATGGCCGGACCCGACCACCACCGAACGGCGGGCGGGCCGAGGCAGCCAACGTCGGGTCTGCGTGGAACGGTTCGTCCTTGCCCACGACGTGGAGGATCGAGTCGCCGACCCGCATGTTGTTCTCCCAGCTTCGAGCCGGGCTGAGGGCGGCGTACACCGCCGACGTGCGTTCACGGCTGATGCCGTAGGGCCTACCGATGGCCTCACCGTGGTCGCCGACCTTCTGATACCAGCCCATCCCCGCTTCGAGCTGCGCCGGCGTGGCCTTCAGGTAGAGATCGGTCATCCGCTGGGTCATCGCGGCCGAGTCGATCCCCATCGAGGCCGCCCGGGCATGGATCGCGGCGACCGCGTTCGGATGCAGGCCGTCCATGTGATCGGGAGCCGACAGGCTGCCCTTTCGGCCGTGGGCCCGCTGGTCATGCTTGCCGGACAGGTGCTCGCGAAGCGGCGTACCCCAGCGAACCTCACGCCAGATGTCCGTGCCGTCGAGGATGATCGAGGTCATCGAGAGCCTGCCTCAAACCGGACACGCATCTTAGTCGCGATCCGGTTCCACATCGCAGTCTGCTGGCTCAGGGAGGGCAGGTCGGTCGTCGTAAACCGGACCCCGCCGGGGACCCTCTGCCCGATCCCAAGCTCGACGATCGTCGTCTCGACGGCCTGCCGGTATCGGTCCTGATCGGCGGCGTTGAAGGTCTTCTGGCCCGGAGCCGGGGCCAGCCGGGAGTACGTCGACGGACCGACCGACCGCACCTCGCCGAGCTCACCGCCGAACGCCGAGTCGCCGTCCTGCAGAGACAGCGTCGAATCCGACGGGTGGTTGTGGAGCACGACGTCACCCGGCTGCGAACCGACCTCGACCGAGTGGGAGTCGCCCCGTGCCTCACCGACCAGCTCACCGTTGCGGAACACGACCCCGGTCTCGTAGTTGTTGTGCGCGATCAGGGCCTCCATGGCTTGGATCTTCGCCTCGCCCTCGGCCGGTGCCATCCTGCCGCGTTGGCCGGTCGCGCCACCCGTCGAGCCGGCACCACCTCGGGAGCTGGCGAACTCACCGCCATGCGGGGAGCCTCGAGGGTTGCGCGGCTGGCCCGGGTTGTACGCCTCGCGGATGGCCCACGGCGGGACCTGCTTGATCCAATCCTCTTCGAGGTCGTCGGGGTAGAAGGTCATCAGTACGACCTCGGGGTCGTCGTGACGCTGACCGGATCGGGGCTACCACCGATAACGATGACCTCGTGCTCAGTCAGAGCGCCCGACCCGGTCAGAGCCGTGCCGAAGATCCGCTTGACCGGGAAGGTCGCGGTCATCACCGAGTCGCCGAAGCTCTCCGCGACATCGATGGACGTCGACCACGACGAGAGCGGGGCCAGATGGGCGTTGGTGGTCTGCCGCGTCGGGAAGGTGCTGGCCGCGGGCGACACCTCGGGGCCGCCGGTCCCCGGGTCACGTCGGCCGGTGTACGTCCCTCGGTAGAGGGTGACTTCGCCGGTCACCCCCATCGCGGCGAGCGACGCCTGCGTATGGTCATACCGGGCTCGAGCATACGTTCGCAGGGTGGACATCGGCGGCGGGTCGGTGGCCGGGTCCCTGCCCTGCACCCAACCTACCTTCGAGTCGAGAGGCTTCAGGTGGTCGGTCCGAGCCTGCAGGCCGAACTCTTTGCTGGCGGCATGTTGCATCTGGATCGCCACCGGATGACTGTCGGCCGCCGACTGGGCCCACGTCGACTGCATCGCGTTGGCGTACTGCTTCCCCGACGTCCAGTAGCCGGGGTTGTCGGTGTACACCTTCGGCGCATCGCCGAAGTCGTGGCCCTTGTCCGCGACGTAGCCATCCATCGACTCGGTGTGCTCGAACCCGCGCTTGTCGAGCATCGCACCGACCTCGGTCGCCCCTCGCGCCTTGACCTCACTGGGACCGACTCCACCGCGAGTCTGCGACATGGCCTTGTCCAGCCTCTGCCGGTTGGCGGTGCCGGCCTCAGTCGCACCCGCCGTTGACGTGCCCGCCCCGCCGCCCGCCGAAGCGAACTGGCCGCCCTTGGTCGAGCCAGCCGGGACGCGGGGCTGGGCAGCCTCGTGGAGCGGATCGACGTGCGCCTGCTTGATCCAGTCGGCCTCCAGCTCATCGATCGCAAGGGTCATGTGAAGGCCACCGTATCGAAGCCGTGCGCCGGCGAGCCGAGCACGATGACCTCGCCCTCGTTGTGCGCCCCGGAACCGCGGGTGCTGATGCCATAGATCCGGCTCACCGGGAAGCTGGCCGCCATGACCGACCCCCCGAACGAGGAGGCGGTCACGAAGTTGTTCGACCAGCTCGACAGCGGAGCCAGCTCCACGGTGGTGGTCCGGCTCCGACCCGCGCCCGACCGCTCGAGCTCACGGGGAGCATCCGCCGAGAACGGGTCGGACGCGTCGTGCATCGAGCCCGTACCCCGGAAGAGCGTGACCCGGTCGGTCGGCTGCATCCCGAGACTGGCGAGGTGGGCCTGCGTGTCGTCGTACCGGGAGCGGTGATAGGCGCGGATGACGCCCTGTCGATCAGCAAGTTCGGTGGCGGACAGCCTGTTCCGGCTCACCTCGAGCGCCGAGCCCCGCGCCTGCAGCGGCAGGTGCTTGGTCGACCCGACTCCGAACTCAGCCTTGGCCGCGTACTGGAAGTCCGCCGCCGTCTGCGACCCCGAGGCGGTCTGGGCCCACATGTCCTGTGCCCCGTCGGTGAACTGCATCCCCTGACTGTGGGGATGCGCCGCGGTGCCGCCCGAATAGCCGTTGATCCCGTGGGCGTTCCCCTCCATCTCGCCCTGCACGAACATCCCGCCCTCGGTCTGGAGGCCCTTCTGGTAGGCAGGGTTGGCGTCGAGCCGCTTCCCGACCTCGTGAGTCCCGGTGTGCTTGGCGGCGACACCAACGGCTCCACCATCCTGCCATGGCCGCTCAGACATCCCGAGCTGGGCGCTGGTGCGGGCCACGATCTCGCCCCGCGTGGACTTGTTGAGGGCCGCCCGTTCCGGCTTGGACGATCCCGTGATGCTGGCGTGACCACCGCCGCCAGTGCTGGCGAACTGTCCGCCCTTCGAGCTTCCCGGTGGCACCCGCGGCTGGGCAGCTTCGACGAGGACGAGGGACTGGTGCTCTTCGAGTCGGACCAGCACGTCAGCCTCCTAGTCGGTCGCGCAGCCCGGCCTCGGTCGAGTCGGGCAGCTCGAGGGGTTCCTCCTCTTCGGGCTCCACCACCAGCTCTGCGGTCGGATCGAACCCTTCGACCGCGTCCTCGGGCGGGAGCTCCAGCATCCGGTGCGTCACCAGCTCGAGACAGCCGAGCTCCTCGGCCATCTTCTCAGGGTGCTGAGACGCCGGCACGGTCGCCAGTCGCTGGAGCAGGAGCTCGTTCGCCATGATGAGCTCGCTGCGACTGTGCGCCTTGTAGGCGAGGTCGATGACCTCGGCGGGAGTCAGGTTCATCGCTCCTCCATCAGCGTGGCAAACGCGGTGCTGATCTCCCCGCCGCTGAGGGTGAGCTGACTGGCGACCCACGCGGGTCGATCGTCGACCTTGATCCGGATCAGTGCAGGGTAGAACTCTTCAGGGGCCATGTCGATCCCCGCTCGCAGCACCTCGAGCGCCCGGGTGTACTGCTGGTAGGTGTCGTAGCCGGTGGCCGGCTTCCCCGTCGCCGCGTTGTACAGCGGCTGAAGGAGCTGCCGGTTCATCTCGACCACGCCCTCTTCCCAGCCCGCCATCCCGATCATCGCCTGCTGGCCGCCAGTGAACTTGCTCGTTCCATGCAGCAGCTCGTGCATCAGGACCGAGTCCTTCGAGGCGTCGCTGTACTGGTTGACGTTGCGACTGAGATGGATCGAGCTGTTCGGCCAGTACGCCGCCGCCGCCCCACTCCCCGCCCCGCCGACCACGATCTCGCCGGTCCACGTCGTCCGGTAGCCCTGCGTCTCCATCCACGACCCGATGGCGAGCGCCCGATCGTAGTAGTCCTGCTTGATGCTCTTCCGAGGCGGTCGATCCATGACCCGGTCGGCCAGCGGGACGGTCCCGACTTGATACCACTGGACATACGAGCCCAGCAACCCACCGATCTGGGTCCGGATCGCCGAGATCGACCGCTCGAGCGGCTTGCCCGCAGTCAGAAAGTCGAAGATCGGAGCCGTCGTCGTCATCGCCGTCTGGGAGTTGACCATCGTCCGCAACCGAGCCAGCAGGGCGACATCGTCCGACGTGAGCCGGGCCAGCATCTCCGGTGTCCGGGCCATCAGGGCGTAGAGGTCGTTCCGGACCGCCCCCAACCGCTTCAGGAACGCGTCGGCCTCACGGCCCCAGCGATCTCGCTCCACGTTGGTGGCCGTGGCCGACTGCCCCGAGTTGCGGAGCTCCTCGTTGCGAAGGTTGTAGCGCCGGAGCCAGTCACTGATCTCCCGCGTGAGATGCTGGAACTCGGCCCCCTTGGCCTGCATCTTGGTGACCGCCGGGTCGGTGGTCGGGGGCGGGGGCTGGTCCGCCGGCAGCGGCTCGTTCCAGCTCGGGTGCCACGGCATCGAGACGCAGCGGCACATGATCGTGTTCTCGGCCGAGCCCGACGGGTCCTTGGGATACATCAGCCGCTCGCCAGCGACGAGGTACGGCTCAGTCTGGGCCCGCTCCTGATCGTTGGCCGCGATATGCGAGCCGCGGGTCCGCGCATCGACCACCGCCAGCCACTTCTTCCGCAGGCCGGGGTTCAGCTTGCCAAGCTCGAGCTGGGTGGCGTGGTTGCTGGCGCTGTACGAACGCCCCATCTCGGTCCGGGTGATGGCCTCGGCTCGATGGAACGCCGAGGCGAACGCCCCCTTGCCGGTCACCGGTCCGAGCCGCTGCATCACCTCGAACGGGGGATCCAGCGCCATCGCTGCTCGACGGAGCTCGGTGTTGACCTTCGCGATCGTCGACTGGGAGACGCCCTTGATGAGGTCCGCACTGTAGGCGTACTGGGCGGTGAGATGAGCGAAGCCGGTGGTCGGCCGGAGGTAGGGCTGGGGCTGGCCGCCAGCATTGAGCGTGTCGAGGGCGAGGGTCTCGCCTTCCACCGCGGCATTGGTCAGACCGGTCTGGACGTTGGTCCGGGTCCGAGACTCCCACGTCTCGAGCTGACGGGTCGTCTCGTCGAGGACCGCGTCGAGCTGCCACCGCTGCCAGTCCTTGGTGACCACCGCCAGCTTACCGATGATCTCGAGCCGGGCCTGTGCGAGGTCGGCTTGGATGTCGGCGGCCACGGTGCGCTGCATCCCCAGCAGCTTGCGGTCCATCTGGAGCGCGACCTGCACCGCCCGAACGACCGGATCGGTCGAGTCGCCCTCGGCCTCGATGAGCTGGGTCGCCACTACTTCGCCGCAGCGACGGGCGCGGGCTCCTTACCGTTGGCCGCCGGCGCAACCGGCTGATTGGGCTGGATCGCCGCGGCACCGGGCAGGGAGGGGCGCAGGCCGAGGGCCATGGCCGCCTTCCGCTCCTCTTCGGCCTTGGCCTCTTCGGCCTCCTTCTCGTCCTCGATCTTGTCGACCTCGGACTCCGGGTCGAACTCGATGCCCAGCCCGTTGACGAGCTGGAGGAAGACGGTGCGGGCCGACTCGCGGCTGATGAGCTCCTCGCCGATGGCCCCCATCATCGCGTTCACGAGCTGAGGCAGAGCGGTGACCATCTCGGTGACGTCGTCGGAGCTGGGCTCGGTCAGGTCGACCGAGACGGTCCGGTTGACGGTCTTCGACAGGCGGCTCGCCTCGACCGCCTTCTCGATGACGTACTGCAGGATGTCCTCGACGATGTACTTCACCGCCTTCTGGCGGGCGACGATCATCCGGAACGTCGGCGTCCCCTGCTCGGCCAGCGTGGCGCGGTTGGCGCTGTCCCCCTCGGCGAACCATGCCTCGGGCAGGCCATGCCCACCGAGGACGAGGTTCTTCACCATCCGAGCCACGGTCTCGAGTTCCGCGGCACCGAGCTGAGGGGCGATGGCCTCCCACTTCTCAGAGTCGTTGTGGACCCGCACCGAGCCGGGCCGCGGAGCCGAGCCGTGTTTCGTGATCCACTCCCCGATCTGGGTCTCGTCGGCTCCCATGAGCAGGACGTCCCAGACGAACGCGTTCTGCAGACCGGTGCGGTCCAGCGCGTTGAAGAGGATCTGGTCGTGTGCATCGATCCAGTCGGCGAGGGCCAGCAGGTCCGGGTTGCCCCGGTGGCCCGCGACGGATCGGTTGATGGCGTAGAAGAAGGTGTCGCCGGTGTACTCGTGGCTCCCGCCGATCACCTCGAGCCGGACGCACTGGAGCTCCTCGTCCGGGCCACCGATCTCCTTCGGGTTCAGGACGATCTTGTCGTCCACGAACATGTTGTCGGGGTCCTTGAGCACCTGCTTGATCCGGTCGGGATCGATGTAGCCCAGCCGGACCCGGCCGCCGGCGTTGCCCTCGTAGGCACGGAGGACGAGCTCGCCCTCGATCGACAGGTCGCGCATCAGGTCTCGGAAGCGGAGGTCGAGGCGCATCACCGGGTCCTCCCAGAACTCGGTGATGATCTCCTGCACGTCCTCGTCCTCGGCGTTCAGGGTCAGGCCATCGCCGAGCACCATGTCGAGGACGATCTCGATGAGCCGCTTCGCCATCGGGTTCCGCTGCCACAGGGCGCGGCTGATCTCGATCGCCCGCTGATGGGTGATCGGGTTCAGATCCCGCTTGTCGTCGGTGACGCGCCGGTACAGGTAGTCGTCCGGGTCAATCTCGCCGCCGTCATAGCTGGCTTCCTTGAGGGTTCGGCCGAAGAGAAACGAGGCCGCCCGCTCAGTCCATGTCGCCATTCAGTGCTCCTGCTGAGACGAGCTCCCGCTCGCGAACGCGGGCCCGGTGCCTCCGGACCGAGTAGGTGTTGGCGGCCCGGCAGCTCGGGCATCGACAGCCGCGCTGGTAGCCCGCGGATCCATGCGTGAACTGGACGGTCGCGATCTCCATGTCGCCGGTCCCGTCGTCCTCGGGCACGACCACCCCGCGACCGATGTCTTTGAGACAGGGCCGGCAGATGCTGACCGCACCAACGCTCTTACTCGTTCGCTTCCCCGCTGGGCTGACGAGCGATCCGATGAGGCTGAACGCGTAGACCGGGACCCCCGACTCGTTCAGGTAGTGGATGCCGCAGACGATGCAGTTCGGCACCATCCGAGGCCGTCCGAGACCTCGCTTGCGGGTGCGTGGGGGCTTGACTTCCACTAGCGCCATGCTATAGTAGACACATGAGCGAGACAGATAGGACCGACGTGGCGTTCACGATTGCCAAGGATACCCGCGGCGACTTCGTGAGCCATCGCGCCGGCTGCAAAGACCTCACCAACGGGCGTCATGTTCAGCAGGACCGATGGGACCCGCCGAACACCTACCGCGGTGCCGACATGGTCGAGGCCATCAAGGCCGCGGACAAGGCGATGGCCGGCTGGTTCGTCCTCGAGCCCTACGACCGTGACGCCGAAGAGACCGCATGGACCTTCGGCCACACGGCCGTCGCCCCGTGCCTGAAGCCGATGCTCAAGGGCATCGTCCTCGACCCGGAGACGGGCGAGCCGAGCTGGGCCACCAAGAAAGGAACCAACTGATGGGACTGCACGTCAGCATCTACCGGAGCCAGCACGACTCCGAGGCCAACGTCTTCCACGGAGCGAAGAGCGTCACCGTGGTCAACCTGCCCGGGCCATTCGAGCCCACGCCCGAGGCCCCGGCCGCTCGCCTGTGGCACACGCCCTACGGCGACCCGATCCTCGTCCCCGACACCTACCAGCCTGAGAAGGCCGGCCCGATGAACGGGGGCACCTTCGCCGCCACCAGCGACAGCCGCTGGAACAGCGCGGTCGGCTACCGGGCGATCCCGGTCCATGACCGGTTCGAGACGTGGGCCCAGTACGAGGAGATGACCCGTGACTGACCTGTACCGCGCCGACCTGATCGACTCCCGGACGCTTCGGGAGCTCGACCTCGAGGAGGACGTCCCGGCGGACGAGCGCCCGTGGTTCGACTCCCTGAACAAGGAGATCGACGACTACTGGGACCCGGTCCAGATCCGAGATGGCCTGACCCTCGTCCACGAGCGGTACTTCGAGGACTACGCCCGTCAGCTCGCCGAGGACACCGGTGCCATCGATGACGACGCCCACTGGCCGGCCACCCACATCGACTGGCCTGCCGCTGCCGACGAGCTGAAGATGGACTACACCGAGCTCGACGTCGAGGTCGACGGGGTGACCGATTCGTACTACGTCCTGACCAACTAGGGCTTGACACCGCTATAGCGCGGTGCTATAGTAGGGACGTGATCGAGACCGCCGCCGGAACCAAGGGGTTCGGCACCGACAGTAAGGACCGGGCCACTAATAAGGGTCGCGCTCCTTCAAGTCCACACGGAGCTGCTTCGGACCAAACCCCTCCGGTTGGCGGGCTCGACGCTTCCACGATAGGAGACACCACGATGACCAGCCCATGGAACCGCCGGATGCTCGAGGAGCTCGGCGAGCCGGCCTACGAGACCCACGCCTTCCGACCGATCGTCGGCAACAGCGTGTTCTGCTCGGCCTGCCCGGCAGGATCCTCGTTCGGCGTGACCCACCCGTGGCACGTCGGCCACGAGCCGATCTCGCTGGAGACAGTCGTCGCCGAAGCCGAGCTGGCCCGCGAGCGAGACGAGGATCTCGCCGAGGCCGCACGGCAGGCGCGACTCCGAGCCGACGAGAACGAGCGACTCCGGAACGAGAGCATCGAGAAGAGCGACACCGACGGCTTCGTGAGCCAGTGGGCCCACGGCGTCAGTGCTGATCGCGACCGACTGCAGGCCACGATCCTCGAGGAGGGCGGGCTCGCGAAGTTCGACGCCCTGTTCAACGAGAAGGGCGAGTACGTCCCGGCCTACTTCAACCGCGGTCGGTTCGGCCGCTACTGGAAGATCATCGAGACCGGCGAGACCGTGACCTTCGGGTCAAAGCGGAAGCTCGCAGGGCTTGGCCTGACCGAGGGCGTCGCCCTCTTCCCGGCCGAGGCGTTCATCGACGGCGAGGGCACCGGCCTGAGTGGTCGGGCATGGGCCTCGTATCAGAAGACGGTCCGGGAGACGGTGCCACCGACCTCGGTGGTCACCCTCGACCGGCGCAGCTAAGGAGTAGGAGATGTTCTCACCCGAGACGATCCGCGACATGGCCCACGAGGCCGGCGATGCAGCTCAGGTTGCCGGAGACACGCCGTTCGTGTACTGGCGGGGTGACCCGCCGACCGCACCCTTCCCATTCCCCAACCTCGGCGACTTCCGCCCCGACGGCTGGGAGATGGTCGACACCCTGTTCGTCGACATGACCGGCTGGGGCGGTGAGACCGAACCGGCCCTGACCCCGGGCCAGCTCATGACCCGACTGAGCGAGATCCGCCAGCCGTACGAAGAGACCGGCCAGCAGGTTGGCTTCGCCATCGTCGAGACCGGCCAGTTCCAAGCGGTGCTGGGCGTCTTCGAGCGGACGACCATGGGACCCGAGGCCGCCCGCCTCGACGCACGAGCCCGAGCTGGACTCGGCGAGTACCAGATCTCCTGATGGCCGTCGGCCGGGTCGTCCGCTTCGGGACCCTCATCCTCGAGTTCAGGGAACGCGAGGGTGAGGTCCGGCTGTCGGGCATCGCCCCGATGGCGTTCGTGTGCCGGCATGGCCTGCGCCACGACGCCACGATCGACACCGGCTGGACACCCAACCTGAAGGTGCTCAACGACAAGGCGATCGCGAACAAGCTACTGAAAGCGTCCACGGCCGACTGGCTCGACCCGTGCGACGATGACGTCGAGCCAACCGAGGAGGAGTCATGAAGGTCTGGGTTCTGCGGGTGAACATCCCCGCCATGTCAACGATCGGCTACGGCTGGGGCGAGACGGTCGACGAGGAGGAGACCCGAGCGGTCCGATTCGCCGGCGACCACCGCCCGATGATGGAGCTGGGGGAGGCGATGGAAGCGTCCGGCGAAGAGCCGGTGTACGCCGAGCTCGAGGACTGGCAGATCCTGTCGATCACGCCGCTCGCAAGGCCGGTGCATTGATGCGCTGGCTCCGATGGTGGCGGCTACGCGGCACCGAGACGTGGCTGTTCGATCAGGTGCTCCCGCCGCTCGACGGCCAGTTCTTCTACGGCTGGCGTCGGATCCGCTAGCCCAATCGCCCACGCGGCTGCCGAGCCTGATCGGCGACGGAAGCACGAGGACGCCCGGTCCTGCTCTGGCAGGGTCGGGCGACACACAACGTGCCGGTGCCGGCCCTGATGCGGGATGCAGGTCAGCTCGAGGAGTTCCCTCGGTCGCCGGGGCCGGCTACAGACCGAGCACGGCTCAGTGTCCATCGACCAACCGCTCGAGGGCCGCAAGGTCTCCTCGAGCATAGGCGTCGTTGACCTCGGCCATACGTTCGGCGGAGCCGCCAAGGTCGGGATGGAACGCCTTGGCAGCTCGCCGATAGAGCCGCTTCAAGCGGCGGATCTCGTCCGGCGTCGGGCCGGCGGGAGCGGAGATGATTCGGACCGAGACGTAGATCGACTGGCCGGCCCAGCCGCTGCCGGCTGAGGTCGTGGCGCTGAAGGATCCTCGCCGGAGCCGATCAGTCATCGAGTCACCGATCCGTAGCTGTGCCGCCGGGACCGGTACGCGTCATCGATGCGCCGTCCGTCGGGCGGCTCGATCGTACCAGCGCCGGGCTCGTAGTTGCTGACCAGATCGTGATGCGCCCCCGAGCTGGCGTCGACCTGATCGTCGTGGGCCCCGTCGGGGAACGCCTCGCACTCACCGACGTAGGCGCTGTTCCAGTCGGCCCGGATGAGGTCGACCTGACCGCGGTTCGCCATCGTGGCGTAGGGCATCGCCCGGGCCACCTTGTCGCCGGTGACCTTGTCGCCGCTGAAGTTGTAGCCCCACAGCACCTTCCGGCCGTAGTGGTCGATGAGGTGGACGCCGCTGGCCCCCGGCTCCTGCTCCATCCGGACCCGGAGCTCGCGACCGTCACGCTCGGCGGTGGCCTTCACCACACGCTCGACCTCGTCAGGAGTGTTGCGGAGACGGACCACGTCCGCGACGACGCATCGGCCCGTCTCCCGGTGCCGGCCCATGAGCACCCCGACCGTGTAGTCGGGGTCCTTGCCCTTGACCGGCTTCGTGGCTGCGAGATCCCAGCGCCGGACCCAGATGTAGCCGGCGGGGTCGAACTCCTCGGGCTCGAGGTAGTGGAACGTGCCCTGCCGGAAGACCTTGCCATCAGGGCGGACGTCCCAGTCGCCGTACAGGAGCTGGGCTCGGCTGATGTCATCGAGCTGGGCGAGCGCCCCCTCGTACGCCTCTTGGTCGAGGCTCGGGTTGTCGGCCAGCCGGGCGGCCACGAACAAGCGGTCCGGGCGCTGCTTCGAGATGAACCGAGCCTTGACCCACTCGTGGCCCACGCCACCGGGGTTGGTCGCGCCCCGCATCCGGAGCGGCACGTCGGCCCCCTGCTCCTCGGTCCGTCGAAGCCGGCTGAACAGGTAGCGGTAGTCCGACTCGCGGAACTGGGTGAGCTCGTCGAAGCCGATGTACTGGTAGGCGCTGCCCTGATAGCGGTACTTGTCGTTCTCGCCCTCGAGGAAGCCGAACGTCAGCCGGCTGGGCGGATCGATCTTCTTGCCGGCGACCTCGAAGAACGAGAAGCTCTTCATGCCCTCGTTCCACTTCACGCCCGGCTTGCCGTAGAGCCATTCCTTGGCGCGGGCCATGATCGCGTCCGGCAGGGACAGGTCGGCGAACGTGCGGCGCAGGATGAGCGCCGAGTAGCGCGGCTTGTCGACGTCCTGCAGCGAGCCCATCAGGATGGCGTCCGACTTCCCCCCGCCGGCAGCTCCGCCGTACAGCGCCTCGATCACCTCGTCGAGGCTCAGGAACACCGCCTGTCGAGGATGGGGGAAGTGCGGGCTGAGGTACGGAACCCGCATCCACGGAAGCGTGGGAGCCGCGGTCACGTCGATGGCTTGGACGGGAGCACGATCGGGCTGGTGCGGGGGATCACGAAGGCCACGACGTCACGGTCCGGCATCCGGGTCACCTGCCAGTCGGCCAGCACGAAGCCGTGCGAGGCGAGCACGTTCTGGACGATGTGACTCAGGGCGAGATGGGTGTTCTCAGTCGGGAGGCCCGGGGTCTCCAGCAGGTGCGGCGGAGCCGGTTGCGCCATCGGTGGTCTCCAGTGCGGGAACGTAGTCTGGATGAACCTCGCTCCACGCCGCGGCGAACTTCCGCATCCACTCGTCGTCAGGAGTCCACGAGATCCCGACCCCGACGATCGTCTCGTCGTTGGCGGTCTCGACCGTGACCTGCGCCACCAGTGCCGGGTTCAGGGGGTAGGCCCCCATCAGCTTGTTCATCTGGTCGAGGAGCTGGATGTACCGACCGAGGATCTTCTCGTCGCCTCGAAGCACCGCCGGCCAGATCGACTGCAGGACACGCTCGTGGCGGGCCATCGTGACCTTCCGGTACTCGTCGATCTCGGGCACCGTCCGAGTGGCGAGGATCGCCTGCACCGCACGGAGCGCACCCGCCGCATCGGAGTAGCCGACCTGCTGCGCGATCTGAGCGAAGGGCATCCCCGACAGCCGGAACTGGAACGCTCGCTCCTGCTTCTCCCGGATCGCGAGCCGATAGGCCGAGGTCGGTGAGGCCGCAGGACCACGAGCCCGCTTCCGCTTCTTGGCCGGGGCAGTCGGCAGGGAGCTAGCCATCGAGGTGCGCCTGAGCGAGGGCCACCAGCTTCTCGGTGTCGGTCTCGCCGGCTACCGAGTCGAGCGCCTTGCGGATGACGGCAGCGTCGGTGACGGTGGGGTAGTAGACGAGCTGCTCGAGCTGGGCGGCAGCGCCACCCACCGAGAGATCCATGAGGGGCTTGCCACCGCTCCCCGGGTCCGGTTCGAGCTCCACCAGAAGCGAGGCCAGCTCGTCGACCATGGTGGTGCGGTCGAGCTCGCCGAGGAGCTCAGAAAGCTGGGCCCGGTCCGTCGCAGCAAGGTCTCCCAGCGGGTCGAGGGTGGCGAGGACAAGGTCTTCCTCCTCGGGGCTGAGGTCGACGTAGACGACGGGGACGGTCTTCTCGTTGCGCCGGTCGGCCAGTGAGACGCGCATATGGCCGTCGATCATGTTGCCCGTCTGGCGGTTGACGATGACGTCCTGCACCCAGCCGACCTTGTCGAGGACCGCTTCCATCGCGGACTGCTGCGACTTGGGGTGGATCCGCCAGTTCTTCGGGTTGGCAAGGAGCTGATCGGGTGCCTCCTCACCGTGGCCGACGATCCGGGACTGCCAGTCAGGCATCGAACGGGTTCAGGTCGGCCGCCGGCACGAAGGTCGCCGGGCTCTTGCGATCGCCGGGGTCGGTCACCGGGTAGTGGCTCAGGGCAGTGGCGACCCGCATCCAGCCGACGACCTTCATCACCGGGGGATTGCCCATGACCAGCACCGCTCGGTAGAAGAGGTTGTCCCGGCTGGTGACCTTCAGCCGTGGGCCGCTGCTCCAGCGAACCTCCCAGTCGGGGTCGACGTCGGGGAGCTCGCGGTAGGTATCGACCCGGGCCGGCCATGGCACACCGAGGATCTCGCACAGGGCCTGCTCACCGCAGCAGCCTTGAAAGTGGCGGTTGGTCGGGTTGTCGTAGTCGCCGGCATAGCCGAACCGGGGCGGGCCCTTGGGCTTGGTGTTGCGGAGGTCGGCCACGTCCTTGGCCCATCGGAGCTGGAACCCGTTGAGGCGCACGGTGTGAATCGGGGACGGCAAAGCCAGCTCTCGGTGCAGGGACACTATCGGCGACCGCCCTGCAAGTCAGGTTCCTGCCGCAGCGACCAGCCCTTGAATGGGCGGGAGCTGTTCTGCGGAATCTACGCGCCCGGCGGCCTCGGCGTCAAGCTGTGCGTCGCTCTTCCGAGCTCGCTGCATGGAGGGCAGGCCCCACGGTCGACGGGCCAGCGGGTCGGGGTGCTCGTCGTAGATCCGGTACGCCCGGCGCAGGGCGTAGTGGAGGAAGCCCACGGCGAAGGTGGGGTTCGCCATCAGCGGCCAGTACAGGGACAGCGCCGAGGCGGAGCGACCGAGGTCGCCGTCCATGAGCTGGACGGTCAGCAGGGTGGTGTGCAGCGGGGGTCGACCGGGACGAACCGGGAACCGGCTCAGACGGTGCAGGGTCAGGCGCATCGGCCAGCGGTAGCGGAGCTCACCCTTGCGAATGACCCCGGTCTCCCATAGGGAGCCGTCGCTCTGCATGACCGCGCAGCTCCGGCAGGGCCGGCCCTCGAGGTGGAAGCAGGGGACCTCGGTCTCGACCACGGTCGTGGCGCTCGGGGTGCCGTAGATCCAGCGGCTGAAGGCAGCGTTCCATGCCGGCGTCCCGAGATGCGACCCGCCCTCCTCGTCGGCCCACACGCCTCGAACGTGGAGGTGGAGCGGAGGCGAGTCGACCCGGTCGAGGAACCACTCGGTGAGCTCGTCGACGGTCATCGCCGGTCCTCGGTCACAGCGTCGCACCCAGACCACGGGGCAGCTCGAGCAGGTAGATCCGCATGGCGCTCAGGACCCACGACTGGGTGGCCCAGATCCGACCCGCTCGACACTTCGTGTGGTGGCCCCAGCACACGGTCACGAGGTTGCCCATCGTCGACGGAGCCCGTTTCCCGCTCCGCCCGTACCCGGTCTGGACGTGGTGGACCGTCAGATCGCCGGGCTCGAAGTAGCCGGTGGTCGTGATCGGGGTGTCCGACCAGAGCCCGGTGCAGGGCCCACAGTCCGGATCGAGCGTCGGCGCGATGCAGCGGTGGCCGTCCCGGGCCACGACGGCCAGCCAGAGCTCGTGGCTCACAACGTCCTTGGGCGGTGGCCGCGGGCTGGTCGACCGACGAATCGGCATCAGGCGCTGGCCTGACAGCTCAGGCACAGCTCGGGCGGGTCGTCGCTCCTCAGCAGACGGCGTCCCGTGGCGTCCACCTCGTGCATCTCGAGGCCGCAGTAGGTGATCGTCCGGTCAGAGACCTTCGACTCAACGAGGTGCCACGTTGCGCGACTCCGATCCCGCTTGGCGTACCCGTAGTCCTTACCCATGGTATGCGTCCTCCGTCATCGTCGATCGCCACTCCTCGTCGAGCCGACGGAAGAGGGACTTGCGAAGCTGGCGTCGCTGCCAACGTCGGTACAGTCGGGTGCTCAGGTCCAACCAGACGACGCCGGTGACGACGCCGGTGACGAACCACGGAAGTCCGCCGCTGGTCATGCCCTACTGCGCTGCTTCCGGCGGGTGGCCCGAGCTGCCCGCTGCTTCAGTCGTCGACGAGCTCGGTGCCGGCCCCACTTCAGGTTGTCGATCTGCCGCTGAATCTGGCGGTTCATCGTCTCGGCCACTCGCCGCTGGGCGTGATACCGCTCCAGCGCCAGCTTCACCCGCTCGTCGTCCGAGGTCGTCCCCGTCCGGCTCCGTCGTGAGACTCGATCCCACAGTCGCTGTGCCCAATCCATCCGTTGTAGTCTCCAAGGCTTGTCCGCAGGTTCGGTGCGGCCCATGGTCAGCGCGGCTGTCAGCATGACACACTAGCCCACAGCTAGGGCACGTCCAGTCGCAGGGGATCAGCTCGGCCCGCTTGGGGTTCTCCCGGAGAGCTGCCAGTCGCTCGGCCTCCCCGAACCACGCCTCGGGTGTTGGGCTCATGGCTCGCACCGCTTACAAACCCGAGCGAACGTATCGGCGATCCAGCGAGGCAGGTTGTCGGACAGGCGCTCCCCATCCCCGAGCGGACGCCTACAGACGGTCGTCGAGGCTCCGCCCCACAGGTGGTAGATCGCTCGACCGCCATTCCACGGGGCGTACCAGACGAACCAGACGGGTTGGGTCAGCTCTCGAGGGCGTCTCACCGTCGCACCGGCAGCATCGCCATCCGGGCCATGGCCGCGAGCCACTCCCGAACCTCGGGGTCAGCGAGCACCGAGTCGAGCGCCGACTTGTCGAAGGTGTGCCCGGTAGGACCCAGCAGCTCCTCGACATGGACCGCGATCGAGCCCAGCTTGGAGAGCAAAGATGGTGACGGGGTGAACGGGTCAGGCATCAGGTTCCTCCGGTAGACGGCGGGGGCTGGGCCCTTCTCCATCGCTGGAGCCAGTGCGGACATTCGCCGCGGCCCCCGCCGAATCAGTGCAGGGCATGAGCTGGGTCGGCTCCATGCCCTCGGGGTCCTCGCGCTTATGGACCGGCGTCCCCGCCTCCGGTTCGTCAGGCTCTGCGGACCCTGCCGACAGCGCGGCGCGGAGGGCGTCGGCCCCTCCGACGCAAAGCCGTTGGTGGGCCTCAGCATCCGATGGCCCGTTGGGTTCATCTTCGCACCAGCCCCATACATCGTGGATCGCCCGCGCCAGCCGCTCCACGCCTGCCTCGTCCAGAGTGAGGATGTCGGCAGAGTCAGCAAATATGGCGGGGCCGGACCCGGTGCGGCTGATTCCCGCTTTCCCCGCAGGCTCACGCTCTGCGGCCTCTGCCGTCCGTTCATTATCCCCCAGCCCGTCGTCATAGGGCTGCGTTATGGGGATGTCACTCGGGAAGTTAGGGTCGTACACGGCTCGCGGATTCGGTGGTAGATCAACCACCAACCGGCGGGCAGCGGCGAGGGCGTCGTGTCGACGGGTCATCCCAGCCTCCAGAGCATCCGGTAGCACCGAGTGTGCCACCGACCGAAGCCGACGATCCAGCCCTGTCGCTGCCAGAGCCAGATCCAGCGGTGGCAGTACACGCAGCGTTTCATCGCAGGGGCCTCTGGCCGGCAGCTTCGAGGGCAGCCCCTCGGCTGGTGGTCTTCGCGGTCTTGGGGCCGGGGTCCTTGAGGCGGGCCTCGACCCGGGAGAGCAGGTTGTTGAGCTGCTTCGATCGGGACCACTCGGTGTCCATGGCGGCTCGGACGGCAGGTGTCCCGTAGGTATCCTCGAGCTCACCTACCCACGCCTGCACATTGTTCGTCGGTTCCCGCTTGGTGAGGTCGAAGTAGTACAGAACGGCCGATTCTGAGCGTGGCTCTCCCTTCCCAGAAGCTATGCTTGAGCTATCCTCGACTGTACCTCGAGCATCGTCAGGACGGGACAGGACAGGTACAGGTCGTGTCAGGTCTTTCTTCACACCATGACTTCTGAGACCACCTTCTCTTCCCCCGGCTCGCTTTCGTTCGCGTCGGTCAAAGGCAGGGCCGATCCACGCCGCGAAGCTCTCGGCGGGGATCCGGTGGTCAGCGTCGAGGAGGTCGACCTCGGTCAGGGCCTCGAGTGCCTGCTCGTTGGGGCCCAGCCACATCGGAACGGCATCGTCGGCGCTCACGGCCTCGCCATCGTGCCACGAGCGGAGCACCGTAGCGAGGTAGATCGTGACCGCCAGTGCCATGACCGTCTCGTCGTTCAGCACCCGCCACAGTCGACGGAACTTCACGTCGTCGAGCATCGTGGCATCGATGTCCGCTCGACTGAAGCCGGCGTCACGAGCCATCCT